TTTACTGATGAACTAATGCAGTATCTTGATGCTGCTGCACGAATGGAGTTTACTTATGGCGGAGAGGGTTCCACTAACAATACTGAAGAACCTGCTAAATCGTGAGGAGTATACTCGTAAAGTATTACCCTTCATCAAAGCAGAATACTTTGAAGAACGAACTGACAAGGTAATCTTTGAAGAAATTGGTTCTTTCATTACCAAGTATGATAGTCTTCCTCTTAAAGAAGTTCTCTTTATTGAACTTGAGAAGAGGGCAGACATAACTCAAGATGAGTTTAAGTTATGTGAACAACTCATTGCTACTTTAGATCCTTCTGATGTAGACTTTCAGTGGGCAATTGATACTACTGAAGAATGGTGTAAAGAACGTGCCATTTATTTGGCATTGATGGAAAGTATCAAGATTGCCGATGGACAAGATGAAAAGAAAGGAAGAGATGCTATTCCTTCTATTTTGTCTGATGCATTGGCAGTTAGTTTTGACAATCATGTTGGACACGATTACATAGATGATTATCAAAATCGCTACGCATATTATCACAGGGTCGAAAGTAAAATCCCCTTTGATCTTGAATACTTTAATAAGATTACTGCTGGTGGTGTCTCTAACAAAACTCTTAACATCGCGCTTGCTGGCACTGGTGTCGGTAAATCTCTTTTCATGTGCCATTTTGCTTCCAGCGTTCTCGTTGCAGGAAAGAATGTTTTATACATCACACTTGAAATGGCAGAAGAAAAGATTGCAGAAAGAATTGATGCCAATCTTCTTAACGTTAACATCAGGGAAATTGGTGAACTACCGAAGACCACCTTCTTCAAGAAAATCAATGCACTCAGTTCACGTACCAACGGGAAGTTAATTGTTAAGGAATATCCAACTGCTTCTGCACACGTTGGTCATTTTAGATCACTTCTAAACGAACTAGCACTCAAGAAATCTTTTAGACCTGATATTATCTTTATTGACTATCTAAACATTTGTGCATCTTCTCGCTATCGTTCTGCAGTTAATGTCAATTCATATTCTTATGTGAAAGCGATTGCAGAAGAACTTCGTGGTTTAGCAGTTGAATTTGATCTTCCAATTGTATCTGCAACACAAACCACTAGAAGTGGATTTACAAGTTCTGATCCAAATCTAACTGATACTTCAGAAAGTTTTGGTCTTCCTGCTACAGCTGACTTAATGTTTGCTTTGATTAGTAGTGAAGAATTAGAGCAGTTGGGTCAAATTATGGTTAAGCAATTGAAGAATAGATATAATGATCCTACCATCAACAAGAGATTTGTTGTTGGTATTGATCGTGCTAAGATGCGTCTCTATGATTGTGAACAGTCTGCTCAAGACGATATTCTTGACAAGGGAGACGAAGAAGAGTATAATAACGATGATGGTAAATCATCAAAAGCTAAATTCAGCGATTTTAAATTCTAATGGCATTTGAAAAATATAAAGAGTTTGTTTCTAAAGTAACTAGTCCTGCTTCTAGTAATAAGGATGCATTTGTTTCTCGCATTCAAGAACTGGAAGACGGTGGTCTAGAAATTCATCGTCTTCTTACTGGAGCAGTTGGTATTTCTGCAGAAGCAGGTGAGTTTATGGAAATTGTAAAGAAAATTATTTTCCAAGGTAAGCCTGCAAACGAAGATAACATTGAACATCTCAAGATTGAACTTGGTGATATTCTTTGGTATGTTGCACAAGCTTGTCTTGCTCTTGATATTTCGTTAGAAGAACTTACTGATATGAATATCAAAAAACTTTCTAAGCGTTATCCAGAGGGAATGTTTGATGCGTATTTCTCAGAAAATCGAGCAGCAGATGATCGGTAGATAAATACCCCCGTAAGGGGGATTTTTTATGGCAATTGATAGGGGAAAGCAATTTGAATACGCTATCATGCTTTCTGCTTATAGCAGAATAGATAATCCTACTCTTGGTGAACAAGAAGAGATTAGAAAACTATCTTTTCAACCAATTGAACAGGCAGTACAATCTGCTGCTAATTCAATGATGGATAAGATTGAACCATCTAATCCTCAACAGTTTTATAAGTCCTTTAAACAACTTGGTGGTTCCAGTCCAGAACCAAAGACAGATGTTTTGTTTATGAAGAATGGAATGAAATACAAATGCTCTATGAAGTGGGGAGATGCATATCAACTTTCTAGTTCTGGAATTCAGGGAACAGTAAATGTTCTGAATAATGTTTTATTTAAAGTTGCAATGGCAGGAGGAATGGGTGCAGCAGAAGTAAAACAAGTAGCTATGGTTCTTGATGAACTATCTCGGACTTTAGGTGAAGGTCCAAAAAAACAACCACAACCAGTGATGAAAGCATTACTCGATCAGGCAAAAAGAACTGGTGGATTGAATGAAAGACTTCAAAGTATTTTGGGATCTAGAAAAAATCCTGAAGGAGATAAACTTTTCTTAGTTTTTAAAAGAGAACTTGTAAGAGAATCTTTGACTGGAGAATCGTTATTTGGAAAAAATAATGATAAAACAGCTAACTATATCTTAAATGAAAGAGAACTAAAACCAATAGATGATAAGTTAGTAAATGAAATTGCTGATAAGACTTATATTGATATTAGATTAAAGGGTAGAGGAAAAGATCCTTCGGGTGTCAGACTGAATGAAGCAGTAATTAGAATTGAGCCTGTATCATGAACCAACTTATTGATGAACTAATAACTTCATATAGATCTTTGAGAAAAAGAAAACAAATTATGAAGCGTGAAATTCAAGATTTTATGAGATTTTATCTTGCATCTATTGAAAATTACCAAGAAGACAAGACTAAATACTTGCAGTATAAAACGCTAGGATTAGCGTTTATTGAGAAGAATAAAAATCAGATTTACCAGAAAATCAGTGAAGCAGTTCAACCAATTCATTCTAGAAGCAAGAGCCACCCAAGCATCGCAGCAAGCAAAACGTTTGGGATTGGTAGGAAACGGGCATGGTGACTGGTACGATAAGCAAGGATCACTAAAAGCTAAAACTATAAAGGGTCAATTAAAAATGTTCACCCCAAGACAGGGTGATGGTAAAGATGAAACAAAATCCTCTAAGTCCACAGCAAGTTCTGCAAGTGGCAAAGACAGTAAAAAGGATGGATCTCAAACTACTACGACTACTGCAAGAACAGCAGACTATGAAAGACTGCAGCAAGTAGTTCAATCTCAGCAAGCAAGGCAACAGTTTGATGCAGCATCACGTAAGGAACCATTGACAATTGCATTTGATAAATTTGACAATGATGAAGTAACTAACAACATTTTAGTAGCAGTAGAAGAGACTGCTCAAGGATCTCCTTATTATATTTTTCCAAGTAGAGATGCAGACATCGCTAGACTGAAAGAAACTTTTGGCGATGTCATTATTGATGATGCAAATGCAGAAACAATTTATGATGTCCTTCAATCCATTTATGAAAGTGGATATAATGCAATCAATATTGTAGTTAGAAAAAGCAGGGCACAAGATATTGCTAAATTAGCATTAGAGCAGAATGGACAATTATATCGTTATGTAATGATGAATATTATTCCTGTAGACGAAAGATCTATTAGAGAACAATATATTTCTGGTGATGTTTTTAAAATTGGATCACTTATTGAAAGTACTGGTCGCATAGGAACTATTATACGAAGGGGCGCAAATCATTTAATTTGTATTGATGATGCAAATAAAATTTTTAGGACTTGGATTTCTGAAAGCAAAGAATTAAAATGAATGATTTTATTATAGAAATTGACGGTATAAAAATTACTTGGTATAAAGAATTTATTGAAAGTGGATGTAAAAAAATTGCATTGCGATTTTCTGGCGGTGTTGATTCAACTTTAGTTTTATGGTTATTATGTTATTTTCTTGATAAGGCAAAGATATATGATGTTGAAATTTATAATTACTATCTTAGAGATTGCTCTAGAAGTATACCGAGTAAATCTGAACCATTAAGAAAAATTATAAACCATATTCAAAGTCAATTTCCTAAGATTAATTTAAAACCTATGGATGTGGCTGTATATTGGTTTGTAAGTTCATGGGACAGAAAAAAAGAAAATGTTTACTTAGAGCAAGCTGCAGTAAAAAAAGAAAAATGGATGAGAGAAAAGTATGGTGTTGATTGGTTTATTAATGGGATAAATTTAGGATACACTGAAAAGGAATTTATTGAATTGGGAATACCTAAAGAAGTATATGATACTAGAGATGATCGAAGAGATCCATCAAGAATGTTAACAGGAATAGATACACATGATAATGTAACAAAAAGAGCTCCTTTATATAACGTCAATAAATCTTTAGTTAAAAAACTATATGAAAGATATGATCTTATTGATACACTTTATCCAATGACTATTTCGTGTATGTCATATAAATATCCGTTTCCATGTAAAACATGTTTTTGGTGTGTGGAAAAATATGCAGTGTTTGGAACATATGATATTATATTAAAATAAATAAATACAGAAACGTATAAGTCTATCCAATGAACATCTGGGAACAGTCTTTTGAAGATCTTCGTCGTCCTCATTTAGAGGAAAAGAAGGGCGATGGAAATTTAGCAAATAACTATCCTCCTTACGATAAGGTTACCAGAGGAGATATCATTGCTGGTGCTCTTGGTAAGGATCAGATGGGTGGTAAAAAGAAGAAGATGAAGAATGAGGAGCGTAAACTTGGTGGTGGTATGAAGCCTGGTGGTGGATATGATAGAGGATATAAAGCAATGCAGAAAGAAATTGAAAAGTTAGAAAAAGGTGAAGAACCTGCTACTGCAAAACGTTATAAGGAAATGAGAAAAGAACACTCTGATTGGAGGTTTGATCTCGGTTTTTTTACTGAAGAGGACTGCGGAAGCGGTCCAATGAAACCTAAGAAGGGAATTAAAAATAAAGTAACGATCAATCCAGATCTAAAAACAGAGCAAGCTACAACTGGACCAGTAATGAAACCTGGTTCTGGATTGGGCGGTGGAAAGTTGGTATATCCAAAAGGTCAAGAACCAAAAGCAACTGGAGCAAAACTTCCAAGTCTTCAGCAAGCACACTATGAACCACAGGGTAATCAAATTGATGAGAACCCTGTAATTGGTCTTGGTATTAAAGCAGGACTTGCTGCAGGAACTGCACTTGCTGGTAAAATGGTTTATGATAAAGCCAAAGGTGTTGCTGATAAACTAAATCAGAGAAATCAGCAAACTCAAAAAGCAATTCAGCAAATGAATTCTTTTGAACCAGAAGGTGAAGAAATTTCTGAAAGAGAAATGACTTCTGGTGAGATGAAGAAAGAAAAAAATCTAAAGAAAAAATATGATGATTCTGGTATGAAGGCTTCTATGAAGAAGCAATATGGTGCTGAGAAGGGTAAGCAAATTTATTTTGCTACCATTCGCAAGAAAGCGATGGAGCAATTTGCTGGTAACTATGAAGGTCCTCTTTATGCACCTCATCCTGATATTGAAGAAGCATATAAAGAAATTGATAAGGACAAAGAAAATAAAATGTATCGTCGTGCAGGCAATCTAGCACGTACAGCACTTTCTTCAACTGGCAAGAAAAAAACAGAAGCACAGAAAAAGTCTTCAACCATTGTAAGTGCAATCACTAGACAAAAAGAAAAGGAAAGATTTGATCGTATTGGTCAATCACCAAAACATAATGAAGCACTTGAAAATGAACTAGATTACTATCTCGGTGAAGCACTTAGACCAGCTTCTGAAAGAATGAAGAGAACTCAGACTGCTGCTGGCAGAAAAAAACAAGAACAGCAAAGAGAAAAGAAGTCAAAATTAGAAGCAGAAGCAGATAAAATTCTTGCTGGTTTTAGTAAGAAAGGAACTGGTACTGCAAAAACAAAAGCAGCATCAAAAGCATCTGCTCCAGAGGCAAATAGAAAACTAAAGGCGGGACAAAAAAAAGATAATCTTGCAATGAAAGCTAACAAAGCAATGAGTGAGCAAGAAGATAAAATGCGTAAAGGAACTGACTATAGAGGAAGAGATTATGGTGGTGGACATGATGATAAACCTACTGTAAAAATTCCATTATCTGGGGTGATGCAAGGTGGTTGGATGGACAAAGAAAAGAAGAAAAAAGGAACTAAATAAAATAGGATAATATCCAACAAAATCTCGGAGGGTATCATGGGAGCAGTAGTTGCAGTGGTAAAACCACTTGTAATTTCAATCGCAACACATCCTGCTGTAAAGCAAATGGTTGTC